GTTTGGGCGAAGCTGCAAAGCAAAAACTCGCAAGCGATATCAACATCGCCATCATGAATGCTGCGGCAAACCTCGGTTCGCTGGTGGTAACTGTCAGCACTGCCGCTGGTGATTACGATGATGTGGCTCTGTGCGATAGCATCATGAACGAGCAGGGCGTACAAGCCTTTGATCGTTACTTGGCACTGTCCAGCCGCGACTACAACGGCATTGCAGGCAATATTGCTGGTGGTGGCGGTGGTGCATCGGTATCGCGTAGTTTCGCAGGGAACAAATCAAACACTGCGTTTGAGCGTTCTTTTGTCGGCATGGTTGCAGGCTTTGAGACCTATAAGCTTGACTACGCAAATCGTATTGCCGCGGCAACTGGTTCTGATCCTACGATGAGCACTTTAGCTGCGGCAAACAACTACTACGTGCCGGTTGCTACCTCGACTGCGGCAACTGGTGAGACTGCCAACGTGGACAATCGTTTCCAAACGATTACCGTGTCTAGCACCACCGATCTGCCAGCAGGGACTGCAATTGAGATCGAAGGCGTTGAGGCTGTGCATCACATCACGAAACAAGGCACTGGATTCTCCAAGACTTTTCGCGTTGTGAGCGTGACCAATTCGACCACTTGCGTTATCACGCCTCCAATCATTTCCGCACAGGGTGGGACTGATGCCGAGTTGCAGTATCAAAACGTGATCGTGACTGCTGCATCTGGCCGCACCATCAATCGCCTGAATGTGGATGCTGCGCCAATCAACTGCTTCTGGCAGAAAGATGCGTTGGAGATTCTCCCTGGCCGTTACGCTGTGCCGTCCGATGCTGGTGTTGCAGTAATGCGCGCCTCCACCGATCAGGGCATCGAGCTGGTAATGCAGAAGCAGTACGATGTGAACACGATGAAAACCAAGTATCGTTTGGATACCCTGTTTGGCGTGGTCAACAAGCAGCCAGAAATGTCCGGCATTCTGTTGTTCAACCAAACTCCTTAAGGAAAAATCATGAGTTACAACGTAGTTTTTGCACAGGGTACGGTTACCGTTACTGTGCCGTCTGGCGAAAAAATCGCCGTTCAAGCCTATTCGTCGGCAAGCGTGTTTCAGGAAGTTGGTTATCCCAACTTTCCAGAATCGCAAGACTTGTTGACCGTAGTCGAAAACACCACCTATGTATCAGGCGCATTCACCAATGCAACCAGCGTGACTATTCAGGCAGGCGCATCTGGTGCGTACTATTCGGTGGGCGTTGCTCCTGACATCAGTAACAATGGCAACTGGCAACCTCAGGGTGCGCCAGCCAACATAGCTGATGGCGGCTCGATGGTGGCAACTGCTGCCAACGTGTTGACAGGCATCATCACTGCTACTCCAACTTCAGCCCGTGACATTCAATTGCCAACAGGTGCAAACCTTGATTTGGCAACTGAGTGGGCAATCGGTGATTCGTTTGACTTCAGCGTCATCACTTTAGCTGCATTTGCTTTAACCATCACGGTTAACACAGGTGTGACCATTGTTGGCTCTGCTGCAACTGCTGCAACGTCTGGTGCATCCGCACGTTTCCGTGTTCGCAAGACTGCGGCAGACACGTTTGTTGTTTATCGTATCGGCGGTTAAACCCTGACAGGCCAGCAGAGATGTTGGCCTGTTTAACTTTTGGAGAACACTATGATGGGTAAAAAGATGGGCGACATGATGTCCAAGATGGTCAAAAAGGAAATGAAAGCAGGCAAGCCTCAAAAGCAAGCCGTGGCAATGGCGTATGGAATGACCAAATCTGCAAAGCCAGCAGCAAAAAAGACCATGAAGAAATGATCAAGTCAGCCGCAATCGTCAAAACCAAGGCTCTTGCTCCGTGGAAAGAGTTGCGGCTGCAAAAGCGAAAACTGAAAAAGTCACAGGCAGTAGAGCGCAAAGCAACCAAGCAAGTTCGCCCATCGCCAATCGGAAGGCGCGTTCGTATTGAAGTTGTGGAAGTGCCTAAAGTCATTGAAACGCCTGAAGTCATTGAAGAGCCAATCAAAGACGACAGCCCACCGACTCGCGCTGAAATGTTGCAGCAGGCCGAAGCGATCGGGCTAAAAGTAGATAAGCGGTGGTCAGATGCAACGCTGGTGAAACACATCGAGGAACTGCAATGGGCTACACCAAACGACAATTCATAAGCGCCGCCTTTGAAGAAATCGGGCTCGCGTCTTATGTTTTTGATCTTGCACCAGAGCAATTGCAATCAGCACTACGCCGCCTCGATGCAATGATGGCGGACTGGAACGCCAAGGGCATCCGTCTTGGCTATCCACTTCCATCGAGTCCACAGGACAGCAGCCTGGACGAGGAAACCCTAGTTCCTGATTCGGCCTATGAAGCAATCATTTGTAGTCTAGGCATCAGGCTGGCGCCAAGTTTCGGCAAGACGGTGATGATCGAGACCAAGACCACTGCAAAGCAGGGTTACGACATTCTGTTGCAAAGGGCCACATTCCCGCTTGAGCAGCAACTGCCAGGCACCATGCCGGCTGGCGCTGGTAACAAGCCGTGGAGGGTTTACGATAACCCGTATGTACGGCCACCCTATTACCCGGTTACTGCTGGCCCTGATGGGCCGCTTGAGTATTAATAAGGACAATCATGCCAACGATCAACCAGTTACCCGTACTCAGCACGATTTCCAGCGGCGATCAGCTACCCGTCTATTCGCCGAACAACGGGGATGCGAGGCGCACATCTATCGGCAGTTTGCTGACTTTCTTTCAGCAGAGTTTTGCATCGCCTACTTTGGCGGTTAATCTCTATGTGCCGGGCAGTGGTTTCAACATTACCGTACCGACTCCTGTCAGCAATGACCAGTGGATGCTATTGCAACCCGCTGGAACGCTGGCAACTGGCACGATCACCCTACCGTTGAACACTGGTGTGCCTGATGGCACTTCGGTACTGATTACGACCACGCAGGAAATCACCTCATTGACTATCGCGCTAAATGGTGCAACTGCAATTTATGGTGGCGTGACCTCATTGGCGGCAGGGACTGCAACGGCAATCAGGTTTTATCAGCCGACGAACAGTTGGTATCAGATCAATGCCGAGACGGTTTATGCAGCAGGCATCCAGACGTTCTTGGCAACGCCATCAAGTGCCAATCTACGGGCGGCAATGACCGACGAGACCGGAACGGGTCTACTGGTGTTCAACACCACTCCGACTTTGGTGACGCCAATTATTGGCATACCAACTTCTGGAACGTTGACTAATTGCACAGGCTTGCCCATTGGAACTGGCGTATCTGGTTTGGCTGCGAATGTGGCAACCTTTTTGGCAACGCCATCAAGCGCAAATCTTGCGGCTGCGCTGACGGACGAAACCGGCACGGGTGCAAATGTATTTGCTAACACGCCAACATTGGTAACACCAGTCATTGGTGCGGCTACTGGCACAAGTCTTGCGCTGACCTCTTTTCTTTCAACCGTTGGTAGCATTATCAATAATGGTGGCACTGGCAAAGTAGGCTATGCCGCTGGTGCGGGTGGTACAGTAACGCAAGCAACAAGCAAATCTACTGGGGTGACGCTGAGCAAACAAAGTGGTCAAATTACCATGGACGCTGCGGCACTTAACGCATCAACCACCGTCAGTTTTGTATTGACCAATACAATTATTGAAGCAAACGATGTGTTAATTTTAAATCATGTAAGCGCAGGCACGGCTGGCGCATACACACTTAACGCACAGGTCAGCGCCGGTAGCGCAAGCATCAATGTACGGAATGTCACTCTTGGCTCATTGTCGGAGGCTATTGTTATTCAGTTTGTCGTTATAAACGGCGCGGTGATTTAATGGCTGTTAAACCCAAGTCATCTGTCAATGCGGCTGGCAACTATACGAAGCCAACCATGCGGAAAGCACTGTTTGAGCGAATCAAGGCAGGGACAAAAGGCGGTGATCCGGGCGAATGGTCTGCCAGAAAAGCACAACTGTTGGCGGTGGAGTACAAGAAAAAAGGCGGTGGCTATAAATGAAAGCCCCGCAGAAAAGCCTGAAAGATTGGTCTAGCCAGAACTGGCGCACCAAGTCTGGCAAGCCATCGTCCGAGACGGGCGAAAGGTATCTGCCTGAGAAGGCTATCAAGGCGTTGTCTGCTGCCGAGTATGCAGCAACCACAAGGGCAAAGCGTGAGGCTACAAAGGCAGGAAAGCAGTTTGCCAAACAGCCCAAAAAGATTGCTGAAAAGATCAAGGGGTTTCGATGAAAACTCCAGCATGGCAACGAAAGGAAGGACAGAATCCAAAAGGTGGTCTTAACGCTGCTGGACGGGCAAGCCTGAAGGCCGCAGGTCAAGACATCAAAGCCCCAGTCAAGTCTGGTGACAATCCTCGCAGGGCATCGTTTCTGGCCCGTATGGGTGGCAACTCTGGCCCTGAATACAAAGATGGCGAACCCACCCGCCTGTTGCTGAGTCTGAGGGCATGGGGCGCATCGTCCAAAGCAGACGCACAAGCCAAGGCAAAGCGAATCTCTGAACGCAACAAGGCCAAGTAATGCAAATACCTATCGTGAACGGTATTTACACCGACAACACGCCAGAGTTGCGGACATCGTATCCAGTCAATCTTGTGCCTGTGCCCAAGGTATCGGGCATCAGTAATGGGTTTTTGCGTCCGGGCGATGGCATTGTGGCAAACGGCACAGGCCCAGGTATTGACCGTGGCGGCATCAACTGGCAGGGCGATTTATATCGGGTAATGGGTACAAAGCTAGTCGAGATATCCAGCATAGGCGCTGTGACTATCCTGGGCGATGTGGGTGGCCCTGTGACTCAGTTGGTGACCTTTGATTATTCCTTTGACCTGCTGGCGATTGCATCAGGTGGTCGGCTTTACTATTGGAGTGGCACAACGCTGACTCAGGTGACCGACCCCGACCTTGGTGTGGTGCTGGACTTCGTTTGGGTCGATGGTTACTTTATGACCACTGATGGCGAGTTCTTGATCGTCACAGAGTTGACCGATCCGCTGATTGTGAATCCGTTGAAATACGGAAGTTCAGAAGTTGATCCTGATCCCGTAGTAGCTTTGCTCAAGCTGCGAAACGAAGTCTATGCTTTGAACAGAAACACCATCGAGGTATTTGACAACGTGGGCGGTGAGTTGTTCCCGTTCGCAAGGATTGATGGCGCACAGCTACAAAAGGGCGTTGTCGGGACGCAGGCTTGTTGCGTCTTTATTGAGCGTATAGCATTTCTTGGAAGTGGGCGAAATGAAGCTCCATCCATTTATGTAGGCGCAGCCGCAACCACGCAAAAGGTGAGCACGCAAGAAATCGACAATATCCTGCTTCAATACAGCGAAGCGCAATTGTCTCTGGTTAAGCTGGAGGCGAGAAACGACAAGAACCACCAGCATCTCTACGTTCATTTGCCAGACCAGACGCTGGTTTATGACGCAGCCGCATCAGAGGCTTTGCAAACGCCGGTCTGGTTTACCTTGGTTAGCACCCTAAATGGTCTTGCTCAATACCTTGCGAGAAACTTGGTGTGGGTCTACGACAAATGGACGGTGGGAGATCCGCAATCGAGCAATATCGGGTATCTGGTGCAGGATACAGGCCACCACTGGGGCCAGCAAGTTCGATGGGAGTTTGGGACGCTGATTGTCTACAACGAGAGCAACGGGGCGATATTTAACGAACTTGAGCTTGTCAGTCTGACGGGTAGCATTGCGCTTGGCAAGAATCCACAAATTAGCACTAGCTACAGCGTTGATGGGCAGACCTATTCGCAAGAAAAGTTTATCTCTGTCGGCACGATTGGCAACCGCAAAAAGCGTCTTACATGGTTTCAGCAAGGCCATATGCGAAACTGGCGTATCCAGCGTTTCCGTGGCGACAGTGATGCTCACGTATCCTATGTGCGGCTCGAAGCGCAGATTGAAGCACTGGCGTACTGATGGCAACCGCACCTGTTTCTCGCAGGCTAAACCTAACCCGTGACCAGCTTGCGGAGTTCTTGACTGACCAACAGCAAATCAGACAGTTCGAGCTTCTGTTTTCGACTGTTGACACACTGCAAGTAATTGTCGGGACTGATTTCGAGTTTCAGGCAGACACCGCTGCTGCGACTGCAAATGAAGCGTTATCGCAAATCAGTGTGCTGGCACAATCACTGGAATTACTTGCGTTGGCTCCTGTGCGTAACAATATTGAGTTGGCGCATGATGTGGTTGGCATCTTGCCGTATGCAAACCAAACCCCAAGGGTGCGATCTAATCAGGTGCTGACATGGCTTTCGATGTAATCACCCCCGTTAAATTTGGTCAAGCCGCTATCACTACCGGCGTGACTACGCTGTACACAGTACCGGCCAGCACACGCGCTTTGGTCAAAGAATTCAGCATCGCCAATACAACGGCGGCAGCTATCAACGTTCGTGTTTTCTTCGTGCCATCAGCAGGATCGGCAGGGACTGGAAATGCTTTCCTTTACGATGTGCCTGTACCCGCTAACAACGCTTTGCAGTACAACGGCATCGAGGTTCTGAACGCTGGAGATTTCATTCAAATTCAGGCGGTATCGACAGGCTTGACCATCATTGCCAGCGGCGGCGAAGCCACATAAGGGGTAGATATGACCGTAACAATTAAGGTGCTGATTCCAGCAAAGCAGGCTGAAAACACGCAGACCACGCAGTACACCGCGACCAACTGCAAGACGATCATTGACAAGTTTACTGCGACAAATACAACGGCAGGCAACGTAGCGATCAGCGTCAATCTGGTTACCAGTGGCGGCAGTGCAGGCGTGACCAATTTGATTGTGGATGCGAGAAGCCTTGCTCCTGACGAGACCTACACGTTCCCCGAGCTTGTGGGACAGGCACTAGATCCGAGCGGGTTTATTTCAACTCTCGCTAGTGCTGCGACATCTCTGACCATCCGAGCCAACGGGCGCGAAATAACTTAAGGAGCAGAAATGAAAGACTTTATGATGATTCCCA